TGCCATTCGAAAGGAACAGCGCATACGTTACCCGCAGTGCAAGATGTTGTCTACACTACGTCGCTCATGTGCAGGGACAGACCCTGCCTTCCCTCCTCATCAAAATGACCTTATAGGTCGGGATCCTTCGGGACCCTGTGAGGATGGAGGTGAAATTGTTAACGGACTTGAGCCTGCCGATCCTGCAAGGAGCAGGATTGAAGCCTATTTGCATGGGCTTCGGCAGGCTGCGCGTGTGGAGAGTGTCTGGGAATATATGTATTCCCTCTATCAGATGAAGTGGTCACCATTGACCGCGGAAGACAGAGGGTTATGGGCGTGGCTGGCGATGAATGACCAGCTAGAGACTTATATCAAGTACAAGTCAGCCCTTAATCTTTCCCAGACTTGGAGACAGGAGGAGTTACCTGAACCGCCGGCCTTCCTTGCGGAGGTCCCGGCCTGCTATAAACCCCCAGCCTATGGTCTTGTATGGTCCACTTCGGACCTGTGGCGCAATATCAATCGCCGCGATTCTCACCCAAGTGAGAAAATCACAGAGCTTGCATACGCTCTTTATCAAGCCAAGGCGGGAGCCCTTCCCATGCGTCCTGAACTCGTCGACTCAAAGGTCGATGGAGTGGTTAAACAACTTACCACACCTGTCAAGACGCGTACCATCGAGGTGATGGGACAGAGATTGGGACTGCGTGAGATGTTTGACGCAGTAAGCAGGACGGTTGCCGAGATCTACGGACCGGTTCAGGAAGAGAGACTAACCCCCGGCGCACTGCGCCTTGCCTCTGTGAAGTCATCCTTCCAGAGTTCTCGGGGAGATGGTGGTGCGCACGAGTTCATCTGTCGTGACGCAGGCTGGGATGTTACCCTAGGGTTTCCCCAGCTCGTAGGCTACACCGGTGGTGTGAGTCCGGTCCCTTTATACGGGACCTCAAGTGAGGATTGGGTGGACACTGTTGAAGTGTCTCGCCGCAGTGCCTGGTCCGAAACCATGGCATGCTATCCTGTAGGACTCGTTGAACCCTTCAAGGTTCGCGTTATCACCCGTGGTGCTGCACATTCATACCACCTTGCCCGTCGATGGCAAAAGTCTCTCTGGAGGCCGCTCGCTGAACATCCAACGTTTCAGCTAGTGGGACGGCCCATGTCCCATTCCATCATGATGGACATGGTTGAGAAGATGACACTTGATGATCGTGTCTGGATGTCTGGAGATTACCAGGCGGCTACGGACAATTTTGATCCGCAGCTATCAAATCATTGCCTGGCTGAAGTCTGTGCCCGGATTGGGGTCCCCTACGAAGATCAATTGATCCTCCGAAAGGCCCTTACGGGACATGCCTTCTTTGATCCGGATACCAATGAGTTCTTGGGCCATCAGGCTCGAGGTCAACTCATGGGTTCCCCGGTATCCTTTCCCATCCTATGTCTTCTCAATGCCTCATTGACGCGACTGGCGTTTGAAATAGCCGGTCGAGAGGCACTCCCACTCTCCGATCAGATCATGCTGATCAACGGAGACGACCTCCTCTGTCGTGTAAATTCGCGGGAATATAAGGCCTGGAAGATCGTAACCAGAGCCGGCGGACTTACCCCCTCCTTGGGGAAGTGTTTCCGCCATAAGAATATGGCCACCATCAATTCAGAGATGTGGCGTATATCCCGCCGTGCCGAACGACTGCCTTTCAACGGCGTCGTCCGGTACTTTACCGCCCACCGATACCAGCTCCCCCTCGAGGGACTGGCCTACGGTTCAATGAAGGGCGCTTCAGGCACGACAGATAAACAGCGCCGAATCGAGGGGCTTTCGATCTTTCACCCCCAAAACGTTCGGTCGCTCTCCTCCATGGGCAAATGTTGGGAAGAATATGCGGCCCGAAGGCCACATTACTTACAGTCGAGACCTCACTTTGAGGCCGAGATCTTAAGGTCATCTATCAGGCTTAAGGCCTATGACCACCTGTGGTCTGTGAACACAGACAGACTGCGGATTGATCTCCCCGACATTGCCTACTGTCTCCCATTGAGATTGGGGGGTCTAGGACTCCCCCTCCCCCCTGGAGACTCTCCTCACTATCGTGCACGTCAGCCCCGGCCACAACAATTAGGCCTTGCTCACCTGCTTGCTTCCAGGCCCTATGCCTGGTCCCGTCTCTCAGAAACGTTAAGAGAGACTCGTCCGACTTACGCCGAGAGGATGGTTACCTCTGGGCGTCGGTACGTAAGGGATCTGCCTCACGATGAGGCATATGAAAGCATAATCCGTCAGGGTGAAGCCCTGGGATTTCCTCTCGCGATCGACTTGCGAAGAGGTGTAAAAGGTGAGAGGACTGTGTCGGCGCCTTGGGCCCTTTCTGGGTCCGTACCCATCCCCGGAGGTGATGGTGACTCATTCAAACTTGAATGGAGTCGCCTATACCGAAGAGCGGGCCGTTTCCGCAATGGGAAACCCGTTTGGGAGCCGATACACGATAGAGCACGCCTCGCCAGGATGATCCACCGAGATTTTGTTGTAAGCGATTATGATATCCCCACTCCTACATTAGGAGTCTCATACGAGAACGCCGGAAACGGCCATGAGGAAGATGTCGCTTACGATGGAGTCTGGTGGTCCACCTGGTGAGTGTCCGTCAGCTAAGTGTCAG